TGATTGAGATTGTCAATGCGGTCAAAGCACTATCCCTGACGTATGACAGCAAGGCCATCAGCGTCCGTGACGGCACCTCACTCGTACAGACACCGAGTGCTGCCGACTTGCCCATGCGGGTTATCAGTGCACAGGGCAGTACGGGTGGCGGGGTAGTGCGCAAAACGCTGGGTGCATCACCCGTCATCAATTTTCGTTGGCAAATCAACGACATCTTACTTGGTCAGCAGGTAGGACTTAGTCGGGGCATCAAAGACCAAAGCACGGCACTGCTCACCTATACCCAATCATATGCACAGGCAGTGCGGGCACTCGTCACGAGTACATGGCAGATCGAGGACGTCACCATCACAGTAGGGAACATTGAATACCCTGAATCGTCAGGCCACCGCTACCACAGCGTGACATGTGAAGTCCTAACCAAGGAGATTATCCAGTAATGGCACAAACTACCACCGCAACAACGACGAGTGCAGGTACCGTCGAAATCAAAATCGCCGCCGCCACCTCTTACACCAACATCTCTGGCTCGACCAACTCTGTCGACCAAGTCACCATCGAGCGGGTATCTGGCAGTAAGGGCACGTTGGATGGTGATACCCAAATCATCGCCGCAGGACGGCAGGTCGCCACGATGATTACCGTCAACTGCCTCTACACCGAAGTCACCGACGAAGCCCTTAAAATCACCATTGCCAGCATCAAAGCGGGCAACAACGCAGTGGTACAGTGGAAGCCCGTTGGCTCCAGCGGCAAATCATTTACCTCCGCATCGGGTGGCAAAATCACCAAGGTCTCACTGCCCGAGTTCAATTCAGAAAACGGCGAACCTGCGGTGTTTTCGTTCGAGCTCATGTGTGGTGGCGTCGATACATCATTCGCCTAAAGGAGGCTAACTCATGGCACAGACTACAGGCTCATTGACTGGGGCACTGGGCAAAATTGAAATCAGTTTTGATGACGGCTCCACATGGACGGATATTTCGGGCTCCACTACGAGTATGGATCAGGTGGAGTACGCACGGTCGAGCGGGAGCAAAAACACCTTTGGCGATGCCTTCGCTGTGGTGACCGTGGGCAAGCAACTGCCTACCAACATCGTCGTCAATGCGCTGTACACCGAAACCACATCCGAAGCCACCGACAAAGCCATCACTGGCATCAAAGCCAACACGCCGTGTGACCTCCGTTGGCAGTATGCCGACGTGACCACGCTGGCCGACCGCACGCAAAAGCGCATCCCCACGGTGCGCGACCCCATCGACATCACGCTGCCGCTGTTTGACGACCCCAGCCTCAGCTGGTACAGCACCGTGCAAACGGCCAGCGAGACCGCCACCGTCACCGGCGTGCGCATCGTGTTCCCCAACAACAGCCGGCTGCTGGCCAACGGCTACTGGTCGCTGCAGAAAACCCCCACGGTGAGCGACAGCACGCTGCGCGGCGAAATCAGCATCAGCCTGTCGGCTGAGCCCACCCGCTACGCCACCTGATCGGGCGGGGTAGCGCATGGATCTGGCAACCCTGCAGCAGCGCGCCCTGGCGGCCCGCGAAGTGGCCCACACCCTGGGCGATGTGGAGTACCGCCTGCGCCTGCCCACCGGGCACGAGGTGCTGCTGGCCGCCCACCGCACTGGCGTGGTGGGCCAGGCCACCGGGGCGGCCTACCTGGTGCTGATGCGCTCAGTGCTGGAGCAGGCCATCATCGGCTGGCAGGGCCTGCGCGTGCGCCATGTGCTGCCGGCTGATGGCAGTGATGCCGACGCCCCGCTGCCCTATGAAGCCGGCGCCGTGGCCACCGTGCTGGATGCCCGCCCTGCCGATGCGCAGGCCCTGGCCGATGTGTTGGCCGAGCGCATGGCCCAGCGTGCTGCCGCGCTGGAGGCTGACGCAAAAAACTAGCCGCGCATGTCCAGTACCACGCCGGCCGTGAGGACATGCGCACCCTGCAAGACGCCGGCCTGGGTGACCTGTACGGCGCCCCGCCGCCCCTGCGCCCCGCGGCCGAGCTGGCGCTGCAGTGCTGGGGCTTCTGTGAAGGCTGGGCGCCTGAGCGCTGGGCAGTGTTTGAGGCCCTGCACCCCGTGCCCGACTGGCACCACCACATCGAGCTGATGCGCGTCATCCGCACGGCCCTGCAAAAGCGCGAACAGCAACAACGAGCCGCCCGCCGATGACCACCACCAACGCCAAGATCGTACTCACCGCCGAAGACCGGGCCAGCCGGGTCATCGGCCAGGTGCAAAAGCAGATGGCCACGGCCGGCAGCACGGCCACCGAGTTTGCCGGCGCCGTGGGCCTGATCAACCCGGCCTTTGCGGCCATTGCCGGCGCGGCGGGGTTGACGGCGTTTGTCAAAGGCGCGCTCGATGCGCGTGATGCGCTCAACGACGTGGCCGACGCCACCGGCGCCAGCATCGAGGGCTTGAGCGGCCTGGAGCGCGTTGCCAAGCTCAACGGCGGCACGCTCGATGATGTGGCCGGCATTCTGGTCAAGTTCAATGCCGCGCTCAACGAGGCGGGCAACCCCGACAGTGATGCCGCCCGGGTGTTTGCATCCCTGGGCCTGTCGATCAAAGACCTGAAGGCGCAAGACCCCGCCACCGCCCTGCAGCAGGCCGCCGTGGCGCTGGCCGGCTTTGCCGACAACGGCGACAAGGCGCGGGTGGTGCAAGAGCTGTTTGGCAAAAGCATCCAGCAAGCCGCGCCGCTGCTCAAAGACCTGGCCGACGCTGGCGAGCTGAACGGCAAGACCACCGAAGACCAGGCCAAGCAAGCCGAGGCGCTGAACAAAGAGCTGTTCAAGCTGAAAGTGAGCGCCGAAGAGGCCGCGCAAAACCTGCTCAACCAGCTGGTGCCGGCCATCAACCAGATGTTTCAGGCCTTCAGCGGGCGCGACTGGGGCGGGCAGGGCTCGCTCAGCGACATGATCGCCGTGCCGCTGCAGGCGGTGGCGGTGCTGGGTGCCAACGTGGCGTTTGTGCTCAAGGGCATTGGCACCGAGATCGGCGGCCTGGCCGCGCAGGCCGTGCTGTTTGCATCGCTCGACTTCAAGGGTGCCGCCGCCATTGGCGACATCATGAAGAAAGACGCCAAGGCCGCCCGCGAAGAGTTTGACAAGCTCGAGCAGCGCCTGCTGTCAATCGGCAAAACGTCCAGCCGTGAGGCGGGCGCGGGCCGGGGGTTCATCAACCCGCCGTCGATCCTGCCCACGTTGCCGCCGTCCAGCAAGGGCGGCAAAGCCGGCGACAAGGCCGAGGACGACAAGCCGCCCGCCGCGTACAGCTACGCCGATGAGGTGGCGCAGTCAGTGGGCCGGGCCATTGGCGATGCCGATGTGCTCAAGGCCCAGAAGATGGCCGATGAGGTGGCGCTGCTCGACAAGCTGTTTTTTGAGCTGGGCCTGTCGGCCGACCTGTACGAGTCGGCCATGCGCAAGGTGACCGGGGTTTCCAAAGACGCCGCCAGCAACACCAGCATTTTCCGCGAGGAGCAAAAGCGCCTGGCCTATCTGCTGGGCAACACCGCATCGGCCAAGCTGGCGCGCCAGCGCGACGACATGGCGCTGCTGGCCAAATATCTCAAAACGGGGTCAATCACTGCCCAGCAGTTTGGTGAGGCGGCCACCGCCGCGCTGGGCCTGGTGGCCGATGAGGCCGACAAGACCACCGACACCATGAAGACCATGCTCGACCAGTTTGCCCGCAACGCGCAGGACACCCTGGGCGACACGCTGGAGGCCACGCTGCGCGGCAACTTTGACAGCATCGGCCAGCTGTGGGGCAACATGATCATCAAGATGATCGCCCAGGCCGGCGCGGCCCAGCTGGGGCAAACGCTGCTGGGCGACTTTGCCAAGAGCGGCAACATCGGCGGCATCTTTGGTAGCGTGCTGGGCGCCATCGGCTTTGGGGCGCCCAAGGCCAACGGCGGCAGCGTGAGCGCCATGAGCCTGCAGCGCGTCAATGAGCGCGGGTTTGAAGTGTTCACCACCGGCGGGCAAGACTGGCTGATGACCGGCGGGCGGGGCGGCACCGTCACGCCCAACAGCCAGGTCAACCTGGGCGCACCAGCGCCGGCCCCAGTGGTCAACGTGCACAACAACATCAGCGCAGGCGTCACGCGCGGCGAGGTCAATGCCGCCGTGCAGTGGGGCATGCAGAAGGCCCTGCAGACCATGCGGGCCGAGCTGCGCGGCCAGCGCGTGCTGGCCTGAAGGTAACCCATGAGCACCACCGACTGGCCCAGCGCCATCACCCCCGCTGCCGTGCAATGGCAGCTGCAAAAGGCGGGCACGCAGTTTGTCAGCCCCTTCAACGGCACCACCCAGGCCGTTGACTACGTGGCCGAGCGTTGGCAGGCCAGCATCAGCCTGCCGCCTGCCCGATCTGCCGGCGCGGTGGCTGCGCTGCTCAACAACCTGGCCGGCGGTGTGAACCGCGTGAACCTGTGGCACCACGGCAGCGGCGGCCAGCCCGCCGGCACGCTGCGCGGTGCGCCAACCCTGGGGGCTGGCGCGGCGCGGGGTGATGCCACGTTGACGCTGGCCGGCTGCACCAATGCCAACCTGCTGGTCTACGCCGGCATGGAGCTGGACAGCAACAGCGACGGCCTGGCCGATGGCTGGGTGCTGCAAACCAGCGGCAGCGTGGGCACCGTGACCACCAGCCGCGGCGTGGGCAACAACAGCGCCAACATGCAGCAGATCGCATCGACCGCGCTGGGCATTGGCGCGGCCATTGGCGCCCGCAGCACCACGTTTGCCGATGGCGCGTTTGCCGGCAAGCTGGTGAGCTACAGCTACGACGCCAACGGATCGGGCGCCACCAGCGTGCTGCTGGAGGTGATTTGGTACGATGCTGCCAGCGTTTTCATCTCGCTGGATGCGGCGTCTGCCGCCATGCCTGGATCGTGGACCCGGCGCAGCGTGTCGTTCACGGCGCCGGCTGGTGCTGCCAAGGCCAAGGTGGGGCTGTACGTCATCGGCGGGTCAGGGGCTGCGGCCTATTGCAACTTTTACAACGTGCAGCTTGAGATCGGCGCGGCCACGGCCTACGCCCAGCCCGCCACGCTGCTGGCCGGCGACATGATCGGCTGCAGCGGGCACCTGCTGCAGGTGGCCAGCGACTGCCAGGCCACCGAGGCCGGCGCCATGACGGTGCCATTGGTCAACCGCGTGCGCAGCACCATTGCCACCAGCACGGCGGTGACGTGGTACAGGCCCACAGCGCAGTTCATCATGCCGGCGATGGCGGGCGCCACCATGCAGGTGCCGGGGTACACCCAGGGCGCCGCGCTTGATCTGGTGGAGGTGTACTGATGCGCACCAGCATCTCGGCCCCCGCGCTGGCTGTGCTGTCGGGCAATGTGGTGCCCATGGCGCTGCTGGTTGACATGGCGTTCAGCCCCGTGGTCAGCCTGGCCAGCAGTGCCGTCAGCATCCTGGCCGGCGCCACGCTGTACACCGGCGCGGGCAGCCTGGGCGCTGTGGAGCCGGTGCGCGATGCCCCCGGCGACAGCCAAGGCCTGCGCTTTACCCTGAGCGGCGTGCCCAGCGACAACCTGGCCCTGGCCATGCAGGAAGACGTGCGCGGCCGCGCCGTCACCGTCAAGCTGGCCGTGTTGGACCCCGCCACCCACGCCGTGCTCGACAGCCCCACCCTGTGGGCCGGCACGCTGGACCAGATGCCCATCAGCCGCGGGGCGCAAACCAGCACCATCGGCGTGACGGCGCTGCACCGTGGGGTGACGTTTCGCATGCCCAAGCCGCTGCGCTACACCGACAACGACCAGCAGGTGCTGGTGCCCGGCGACACCAGCCTGCGCTACGTGCTGAGCCAAAGCCAGCACCAGGACATCTGGCCGGCGGCCAGCTTCTTTCGCCAATGAGCGCCATGCCCAACCCCGCGCAAAACCACCCCCGCCTGGCCGAGGCCGGCCCCCAGCGCCGGCACGACTGGATGCTGCAGCTGGCCGCCGTGGTGTCGGCCCGGCTGGCCGCGCCCTTTGCCTGGGGCAGCAACGATTGCTGCCTGTTTGCCGCCGATTGCGTGCACGCGATCACCGGGCAAGACCCGGCGGCCGACCTGCGCGGCACCTACACCACTGAGCTGGGCGCCGGTCGCGTGCTGCAGGCGCATGGCGGCATCACTGGCCTGGCCTGTGACCGGCTGGGTCCTGTGATCCGCGCCGATCTGGCCCAGCCCGGTGATGTGGGCCTGGTGTGGATGGTGCGCCGGCCCACCCTGGCGGTGTGCGTGGGCCAGCACTTCATGGCGCCGGGCGTGTGCGGCCTGGTGGTGGTGCCCACCAACGAGGTGCAGCGCGCCTGGCGGTGCACCAAGCCCGTGGGGGTGCCGCATGGCTGAGACCGTTGCCGCCGCCCTGTTTGAGTACGCCTTTGCCGAGGGCAGCTTTTTGGCGTTTGACGCTGCGGCGGCCATTTCGGCCAGCGCGGCGGTGATCAACACGGTGGCCATCTACTCGGCCAGCGCGGCCTATGGCGGCTACCAAAAGCGCAAGGCCGCCAGCGCCGCCCGAGACCGGCTCAACGCATCGCTGACCGACCGGCTGGTGATGACGTCCACCGCCCAGGCTGCGCGATCCCGCGTGTATGGGCGCGTGCGCAATGTGGACGGCGTGTTGTTCAAGGGCACGCACGGCACCAACAGCGAGTTTTACACCCTGGTCATCGCCGTGGCTGGCCACGAGGTGGATGCCATCGAGACCATCTACGCCAACGATGTGGCCTTGTCGCTGGACGTGGACCGCTACGCCCAGACCGAGCCCTACCTCAAGACCACCGCGCAAAGCCGGCAAGAAGCGGCCACCATCACCACCCCGGGCGTGCACGTGCTGGCCGAGGTGCCCATTGGCGGATCGGTGAGCGCCATCTGGCAAACCGGCAGCGGCGACAACACGCAGACCGGCGCGTTTACCGTGGCGGTGGTGGGCAGCACCGTCACCCTGAGCGATGGGCCGCCCAGCAGCGTGACGGCCTACATCAGCTACCAGGTAAGCCAGGGCGACAGCTACCTGCGCGTGCGCGCCTACACCGGCGCCAGCGGGCAAAACCTGTACAGCGTGTTGGAGCCCCTGGTGGGCACGCAGGTGCAAAGCACCGACCACTTTGACGGCATCGCCTGCCTGGTGGTAACCATGGAGTTCAACACCGACGCCTATCCGTCAGGCGTGCCGCAGTTCAGCGCCGTGATGCGTGGCGCCAAGATCAACGACCCGCGCACCGGCACCACCGCCTGGAGCGAAAACCCCGCGCTGATTGCCCGCGATTGGGCGCTGTACGCCTACGGCGGCGGCTGCAGCAGTGGTGAGCTGAATGCCGCAGCGTTTACCGCAGCAGCCAATGCGTGCGACGTGAGCACCACATTCACCACCGACGCCGGCAGCGAGACCCGCCCGCTGTACCAGTGCGGCATGGTGGTGCCGCTGGACGCCAACCCTGATGAGGCGCTGAGCGAAATGGTTGAGGCCATGGCCGGCCAGTGGGGCTGGGCCGGCGGTGCGCTCACGCTGCGGGCGGGCGTGTACCGCGCCCCGGTGGCCACCATCACCGAGGATTGGATCACCGACACGTCTGAGATCACCGTGG